TTTTACCTAATCTTTCACCTTGATCAATTAAAAACATTTGGGACCATAAATCTATATAACCATTAGGCGAAGGAGTTCCGGTTAAAAGTATTACATTCTTTAAATGTTTTAGAATTTTCTTTAAGCTTTTAAATCTTTTTGAAGCATAATTTTTAAAACCTGTTGACTCATCGCATATCAAACTATCCCACTTCCATTCAATACCGCTTTTTTCAATTAGCCATTGGACATTTTCAATATTTATTACATGAATATCAGCATCAGAATTTAAAGCAGATAAACGCTCTAAAGGTGTTCCAGTACATATTTTTATATTTAAATGCTTCAGATGTTCCCAGTTTAAAGCCTCTTTATGCCAAAAATTATTTGCTACTTTTAAAGGGGCAATGATTAAAGTTTTATCTAAAAATAGATCATCATATAAAAATGAAATAGCAGTAAGAGAAGTTGCAGTTTTGCCCATTCCCATATCAAGAAATAAAGCGCATTTCTTTTTTTCTTTAATAAATTCTAAAGCTGTTTTTTGATAATTATGTAGATTTTCTTTTTTAAGCATTTCTTATATTTAAATAATATTCAGCATCGCTTTTGTATTTAAATTTTAATGGTATGCATGGTCTTATACCATCTAACGCATAAGTCCACCAAATAAATAAAAATCTTTTTTGAATTATATAATAAGGGCGGTAACCGTCCAATTGTTTAATTATTCTATACATGTTATTCCATATTATTAAAAAGCACTATTCCTTCACCTACATCATCAATTACATAAGTAGGAATACATTGATCTTGTAATTTTTTTATAGTTTTCTGTTGTAGTTTAGTCGGTTTTTTACCTTCAGTCTTAAATTCAATAATAATAGTTTTACCATTTCTAAAAAAAATTCTATCAGGGACAGAACGATTACCGGGACTAACCCACTTATAAGCTAACCACCCTAAATATTTAGCATGGTTACAAACTTTCTTTTCAATTTCTGATTCTCTCATTGTTTTTAAGAAATAAATTAGTTAAATAAATTTTTAGCCTGGGCATTAAATGTTTGTATTAACTCAATTTTTTTATTTTGATTCTTTTCTTTGTGAATCATTTCTCTTAAATTATCCAAACATTTTATAGCTGAATCCATTCTTTTTTTAAAACATTTATCACAATAATTTCTTTTATATTTAACATTAGGTGCAGGTTTAATTTTACAATCTACACATTCAGTATTTAATATTTTTTTAAGTTCTTTATAGTCCATTATTTCTTTTTCCAATGATAGACGATCACGCCGTCAATTGTTATTTTTTGAACCTTATTAAATTTTTCTTCAATAATTTTATCCAAATTAAATTTAATTCCTGTTTCAAGTTCAATAGGTGAATAAGTTAAAAATATATCAGTAATATAATTTTTATTAATTGCTTCTAAGGCTAAAGTTTGACCACCTAATAAATTTGCTTTTTTATTTAAAACAAAAGCCATATCCAAAGTTAAACTTTTACGGCTTAATTTTATTATTTTTCTACCTGGTAAAATATCAGGCATAAATTCACCACTCTTTTTAGAAATATAATTGATTCCACCATTTGTAGCAGATAAAAGACGAAATACATTTTTATCAGCTTTTAACCAGCTCATATCGTCATTTTCTGACTTTGCTATAAAATTATTTTTACTTAGCCCTAAAATTAGTTGCATATTATACCTCAGAAATGATTATTTTTGATTCTTTTATAAGATCATAAGCCAACTGCTGAGAATCGGCCCAGGAGCCTCCTGTGCGGCTTTTAACAACAATTCGCTTAAAATGGCTTTGAATTATAGCTTTTGAACACTCAATACAAGGAAATTTTGTGCAATATAGCGTCCAACCTGTCAAATTAGCCTTAGTATTTAAAATCGCATTGATTTCAGCATGAACCATTAATTGATTTTTATTTTCAGAAGTTAATCTTTGATCATCTTTTATTCTGCGAGGGAAACCATTATATCCATAAGAAACTTGAGTTCTATCTGGAGAAATTAATACACAACCAACCTTTGTTTTATCTTTGGACCAAGTAGCAACTGTTTCTGCTAATTGAAAAAATCTTTCGTCCCATTTATTTTGCATAACTATTTTAAGAAAAAGTTTTTATTTGTTCAATTAATTCTTCAACTAAATCATGAGTTAATAAATTTACTTGATCTGTTTCTTTATCTGAAAAAGTAGTTTCTGAATCAAATACTTTGTCTATAGTATTTTCAACAATTTCTAAGGACAATTCTTGAAGAGAAGCTTTAAGAGCTTGTTTGATTTGATTTTTAATTTCATTTTTCATAATTTTATCATTTTAAAGTTTTTATTTGTCTAACTGACTTTTATATTATAGATCCTCAAATCTTTAATGTAAACAATTATTTTACATATTTTAAAATATATTTTACTTATTCGATTACTTCAGGTTTAGGATTCCAAAAGTTTTCAACCTTTTCTTCTTTATAAACTTTAACAAAAACATTAGGATAAGCCTGAACTTGACTATAAATTGCTTGTTTAAATTGAATATTAATATCTTTCCATTCTGTTTGATCACCTCTTAAATTTTCTTCAACAGCTTTAAAATGTGGTTGATAAATATGAGCGTGAGATAACATAAAAGAAATATTACCTTTACAAATATTTAAGCTTTTTGCAATCAAATCTAAAGTCAAGCTGTAAGCTAAAACATCATAAGGAAGCCCTACATAAACATCTGATGATCTTATCATTACCGACATATTAAGCTTATTATCAATAATGTTTAATGTAAAACCAAGGGGGCAAGGAATATTTTTAGGTTGATTAGGTTCACCTAACCCATCTGATGATGGATCCCAGTTTGAAATATAAACTTGACGAGTTGTTTGATCATCTTTTAAAGCTTGAATGGCTAAATTTATTTGATCACGATTAAAATTTTTATGCCAACGGTAACCATAAGCAGATTTTAATTCACCTTCTTCAATAAATTTACTCCATAATTTCGGTGCATATTTAAGAATAAAGCTTGGATCTTTAGTTCCTAAAGTTTGCCAGGCTACCTCCGCAGCTGCAATATATGGCCAAATGGTTCTATTTCCGGCAATCGGTAAAATATTATCACTAAGATCTAAAGTAAAAAATATAGGTTCTTTAGCAACTTTGATCAAGGTTTGTGTTCTTTTATTAAAATCACTAATACCTTGATCAAAAGTTTTTATAAGAATATCTTTATAAATATCTTTAAAGTTCGCCATTTTTTAATTTTTGTTTAAATATTTTAACAGCTTTCTTACTTACTTGGCCGGATAAATCAACCTCTTTTCCGAATTTACCCTGAAAAGCATTAATCAACATTAAAACTTCTTTTTGTAAATCTTTATCTGAAATTTCTTCTTCATTTTCATCATAAGATTCTTCAATTATTAAAATATTTCCTTTAGACTTAGGTAATTCACATTTACATTTTCCTAAATCTTTATGTTTAGATTTAGGCGGTTCAGGAAATTTAAATTCAAACTCTTTTAAAATATCAATTAGAGGTGATTTAGTTAAAACTCTATGATCAGCTTTAACTCTATCAAATCCATACATAAAAGCATCAGCTACATCATTATTTTTCAAAGCTTCATTTTTTAAAGCTTGTTTTTCAATTAAAAAATCTTCAAGAAGTTTTGCATAACCTATAATATCATGAATATTATCTATATAATCAGGATCACCGCAAACAGCTCTTGAAATTTTGTGGAAAATCATATGAAAAGCTTCTAAATGTTGTTTACTCAATTTTGAATAACTAGGAGCATTTTCAATAACTTTAATTAGCTCTTGAGTTATATCAGCATTATCTTCAAACTCACCATAAATTGAGCCTCTATTTTTTAATGTATCGTTTATTTTATTTGTCATTTTCAATTTTATTTAAAATTTCTTTTAAGCCAGTAAAATACGATTCATTAATTGAATCGATTTCATGCCTTAAATTATTCGGAGGTAATTTAGTTAATAATATTAACATATTTTGAGTATGATTTTCTAATTCTTTATTTATCATACTTATAAGTTTATTTGTTGCTTTTTTATTTGTCATTGTTTTCTTTTTGTTTAGGTTCATCAATATAATCAAACAAAGTCATTTGTTTAGGTTCTTCTTTAACAAGATCAGATAAATCCGGAGCAGTCCAACCTTTAGGCTTAACTAAATCCAGTTGAAACGAACCTCTTTTTTGATTTTGGCCTATTTCTTTTTGACAGTTAGCAACCATAACTCTTTGATAAGCTTCTGTAAAAACTTCGAGCATACCTTGCCTTTCAGCAGTCCCTAAAGCAAAAACAACAAGATCAACTAAAGCATCTAATTCATCTTCTTTTGAAGTAGCTTCTTTATATTTGTCAAGCTCTTCTTGCATTGCACAAATTCTAAATTTCTTTTCTTCATCAGAAAATTTAGCAATTGCTCTTCCTAAACTTTTTAATTGTAATATTTTATCTTTCATTTTTACCTCTTAATTTAATTTGATTATTATAAAATCTATCCATATCTTGACCTGCAAATTTTAAGGCTAAATATAAACTTCTAAGAATCATTATAACAAAATTAAAAGGTAAAATTGCAGTAATAACTCTATTTTTTATAAAATCATAATAGCAAAACCCATGATACCAAGGGATTATATTTTCCGGGTGATTATTTTTTATAAATATTTCTTTAATTTTTTTCATAGTTTATTCCTAGATTAGTTAATATTTCAAAACTTTCCTTTATATATCTATCATAATCAATATCATCAGGAAATTCATTTAATTCCATAATAGGCCTAGAGCTTTCTGATTTAGGTACTTTTGGAATTGTAGTTTTAAAAACTAAATCATCTTTATACTTTTCAGATTCTTTTAATTCTTTTTTAGCAATTTTTAATATAGGATCACCTTTTTCTAAGTTATATTTTTCTTTCAAAGCATTCCTAGTAGCTTTTAAATCTAAATCAGTTTTAGATTTATAATAAATCGTACTTCCTTTAGTTGAATAAATCCATCTTACAACTCGGCCTAAATATCTATCTCTATAAGTTGCTCCTCCGTTTACAGTTCTTACTAATAAAAATTGAGTTATATCTTTACATTCTTTTACAGTTTTTTCTATAGGGGTTTTATTAGTAATATATTCTATAGCAGCATTTACACAAATAGCCCCACCTGGATTTTTACTTAACTCATCTACAACAAAAATTCCTTTTCTTTTTATTCCATATTCAGTAATAGCAAAATAATTATTAACATCTCTTGAAAATAATCCTTTATACATACTTTCTTCTAAAATAAATCCGGTTATAAGTTCCCAGTCAAAACAAACTATTGAATAAAGTTGATATTGATGTTTTTTAAGCAAACAAACAAATCCATCAGTATTAACTGACACAACCGAAATTCCTTTGCTTTCTAGTTTCTCTATAAGCATTAATAAAGACAATTGGCCGGTTAAAGTTACAGTAACTAATAAATCTGGTGAATAAATAACTGAAAAATTGCTTCCTAATTTCCCATACGTTCCATTTAAAACAATTTTTAAAGCTTGATTAACAACATCATTTTTTTCTTTCTTAGCTTTTAATCTAGTTTCCATTATATCTTTATAAACACTTAAGAAATTAGGCCCTAAATGGTTAGGGTATAAATTATTATTAATAATGATAGCAGGGTAATATGAAGCTACATCTTTATCTATTAATAACTCATCTTCTTTAGGAATTATTGATTGTGAGCTTTCGGTTGAATGTAAACCTCCAATACCAATTTGATATGTAGAAATTCCTAATTTTATTTCAGCTTTTTTTAATACTGATGGTAAAACCACGGAGCCTTTAGCATCTAATTTAAAATCATGATTTTTTATTATTTCTAAAACATCTTGAAGTTGTTTAGTTTCAAACTTTATAAAGTCAGGAATAACAGGCCTAAAAGTAGTATTACCAGGTAATTTAGGAGCTTTTAAACTTCTATTTGTTGTTTTAGATAATTCATGCTTTATTAGTGCTTCTGCTATTTGAGCATCTGATTTGCTTCTTAAATCTTGATCATATTGTTTTGACATATCAACCCTTAAATCTATTCTATTTTTAATAGAGTTATAAAGATCAATTGTAGTATCTAAATCATTTATACAATAAAGTTTTATACCTTCCATTTCATGTTCTGTAAGAATAGAATTAGGTTCTATAGGAAGATCTTGGAGCCTTTTAGAGTGCATTCTACCACCATAAAGCTTTAAACTAACTTTAACTCCGGGTGCAGGTTCTTGAATATCAAAATGATCTATTTTACTTTTATCCCATTCTAAACCAAACTTTTGCATAGTTTGCCAACCATGACTATTACTGTTTATTATGAAAGATGATAATTGATGAATTTGTTTTGCGGATTTGCCTTTTAAAGCACATAATATGACAGGGATGTCATAGTTTCGGCTATTGAAACCAAAAGTAATTCGCTTTTGCATAATAGTATTAAGCTTTCTATGGGATCCGTCGTCCAGTACATTATTTTCGCCTTTTATTTCTATTGTAATTATTTTACCTAAATCTAAGCTTTTAAAAGCTACTAGAAAATAGTTAGGATAAACCTCACAATCTAATACTACTAAATTTTCCATTATATTCGTTTTATGATTTTATATTTTATGCTTAAAAGTGCCGCCATAAATAATTTGGAACGTTTAACTATAAATGACGACACATTTAAACATAAAAAGAATGCTCGTCTTTCCGAGCTGTCAATTATTTTTTATACCAAGTTATTCACCTTTAAGCTACTACACCGTTTAAAATAATAAACACCGCCATTCTTTATTGATAATTTATAGATCAATATCATCAAATTCATCAGTAACATCTACAGGGCCAGTTCCAAAAGGTTCACCATCTTCAGAAAATTGAACTCCATATAAGTTAGATAAAATAAATTTACCATATTGCTTATCATAATAATAAAAATCTATAATTACATTTACATAGCAACCTGCATAGATTTTTTCATCACTTTCAGCTAATGGAGATTTATCTCTATCAATAATAGTAGGACGTTTAGAATTACCTACTTTAATTAACCAAGAATTTTCAAAATCTGCTGATTCTTCTTTAACACAAAATTTGTCTTCTTTGAAGTCAATTCTTTCTGTCTTAGTTTCTTTATAGATAGTTTCAATTTGTTCGTCAATAAGCTTTTTAGCAGCGACATGCTTAGGATTAGATTTATCTAAAACTAATGTTGCTGTGTATTTCTTATTTTCTTTACCTTCATAAAATCCTTTTTGAAAAAGATTTGGATAAGATAATCTTACATTTTCGATTTTAATTTTTTTAGACATTTTATTTAAATTTTAAGTTAATAATTATATTGGCAAAAAGTAATTGCTCAAATCGCCACACTTGAACAATATTTATTATAAATATATAGATTTTAAATGTAAATTAAAATTTAATATTTATAAAATAAATTTCTATTTATATCTATTAGTTTTTAAAGTTATATCTCTAAATAAAGATAAAGGGCAAACATGTATTATTCCATCTATACCTTGAACTCTAATATCGCTATCATTTTTATTTTCACCTATTATTTCAACAGGATAAAATTCTAAATTATAATAACTATCTTGAGTCATAAGATACCAGATTTCACCCTTAATAAATTCTCTTTCTTTTTGAATTATATTAGTCATTTTTAATATCCTCAAATTGATCAATAACACATTGAACAGCTTCTCTTTTATCTTTTTCAGGAGCCATTTCAATACCGCCTTCAGGTTTGTAAGTAAGTTCTTCCATTTGTTTTTTATCAAGAAGTTTTTCGGCCGCGGTAATTCCAATTAGTTTTTGAGTATAGGCTTTATCCCCTAACTCTTCAACTAATACTGTTTCAGCTTCATTTATCCAAGTTCTATTAGATTTCTTTCTAACTAATTTATAACCTGGTATTTTTTCACCTTTTTGCATTCTTTCTAAAGTATGTTCTTCGATATTTTTAAGAAATTTCTCTATTAATTTCTTATTATCTAATAACTCTTTGATTCTTTCATCAGAAATTGAATTAATTTTTTCCATAGCTTCTTCAGGTAATTTATTAAGATTTTTAGCTCCTAAATCTTCAAAATCATCTTTTATAAGATTATAGGAATAATCAGCTAAAGTTTCACAAGTAAATCTAACGTCGCACCATTCGCATTGTTTTTCTCCAGGTGTTCTTTTAGCATTTTCTTTTAAAGCTTCTTTAGCTTTTATTTTAGCTTCTTTACTAAACTCAATTAATTCTTCTAAAGATACTTCTTCAGAAGTAATTGAAAATTTTCTAGGTTGAATAATATGAATTTTAAAACTTTTAATTACTCCTAAAAATTTTAACTCATTATACATACCAATGCAATATAATCTCCCTTGAGTATTACCTTCAGCAAATACTGGAGTCATACCATATTTTAAATCAAATATATGTAATATTCCGGTTGTATAATCTAAAATACCACTATCCATTGTTCCAAAACCTTCAGGAACAATATTAGAAAAATCAACTTTTTCTTCAGTATATAATTGAGAATCATTAGTTTCATGAGCTAAAACATAATCAAGATAAACTTGAACAAATTTAGCCATTTCTTGATCAACAACAATCTTTAAAATTTTGCCGTCTGATTCGCAAGAAATTTCTCTATCTACCCACTCAATAGCATCTTGATTATTTTTAAGGCATATATCCGCTAATTCATGAGCTAAAGTTCCTAAATCAGCATATTCATTAGATTTTATTTCAGGATTTTTACCTTCTTTTAAAGCTAATTCATATTTAGCTTTTTCAGCCAAATTGAATTCTTCTTCAGCAGCTATCGAGCCTGCACAATTCAGCCATTTAACTGAACCGGAGGCCGATAACTTAGCATGATCTTTTTGTCTTGTATCTGACATAATTATCCTAATTTATTAATGTTTTCATAAGCGATTGCTAATTCTTCAGTATTTAAATCTGAAATTTGAGCATCTTTCTTAATATCATTAACAATTTTCTTAATATCATTTCTATCAATATTAGGAAGTTTCATTTTAGCTTTAGCTAATTCTTGAAGATCATCATAAGTAACAGTTTCAGAAATTTCAATTTCATCTTCTTCTTTTTTGATTTCTACTTTTTCAATAGATTTGGATTGTTCTTCAACTGGAGCAATTTCTTCAAGAGGTTTATAACCGACACTTAATTCTTTAACCTCGCTAGGAATTTCAACAGCTTTAGGAGCCGGCTTAATTATAACCTCAACTTCTTTTTTAGCTTTTGTTTTTTTAGGATCAGTTATGTTTTCTACAAATTCAGGTTTTTCTAATTTGCCTAAAATAGCATGTTTTAATTCATCAATACTATATTCTAATCCATTATAAGGTTCTAACATATTTGTCACGGCACTACCTAAATATTCTATTGATTCTCTAAGCTTTTTAATTTCATTTTCTAAAGACATTTTATTTATATTTTAAGTTATTAAAAATTTTATTGCTCGTCTTTCCGAGCCGTCATTTACAATTATTATTCGATTCTATTGCTTTTAAAAATCTAATGCTTGTCAATAAATCTAGTCAGTTGTAAATTCAAACTATGTTCTTATTATATAGAATTTAAAGTTTTTCTATCTATCTCTTTTTTCTGTATTTTATTCCATACTATACCGCCTACAACTTTACAAACTTTATCTTTTTGTTTATAAAGTTCTCTATCTCTTATTAAAATATTTTTAATAGCTTGTTCTATATTTTCTGAAGTAGGTTTTTTATTTTCTTTTACTAAAGTTAAAACTACTCTTTCTAAAAATATTTCTTCTGTTTTATTAAATTTAGTCATTTTAATTTTTATCATTTTAAGTTTTTATTTGTCTAACTGACTTTTATATTATAGATCCTTAAATCTTTAATGTAAACAATTATTTTACATATTTTAAAATTTATTTTACTTATTATTAATTTCTTCAATTAGTCTTTCTATTTCTGTCAATACTTGATACCAAAAATCACTCTCTTTAGAATGCTGATTTTTAAAGTTTTCAATTCTACGGTTAGCAATATCAATTGCTTTTTCTCCGTTTTCTTCGAATAATCTTTTAGCTTCTAATTGAACTGGTATTGACATATTTCTATTAATTTACAATTGATTCTAATTTGCGGATTTTTGATATTTCCATATTAAGAAGAGAGGTTTGAACTTCAGCAAAGAATTGATTATTAGAATGTCTTATTTTAGCTTCTATTTTTTCAGCAGCATTTGTAAACTCTACGATCATATCTAATATTTGATTAGTTAAGAATTTTGCTTTAATTTCTTTTATAGTCATTAAGTTTACAGATTTTTTAATTTTCATTGTTTTATCATTTTAAAGTTTTTATTTATCTAATTGATTGCTCAATTGATATTACTATTATAAATCTTAAAAATATAATAGTAAACAATTAATTTACATATTTTAAAATATATTTTACATTAATTTTTTATTTATATTTCTGTCAAGATTATCCCATAATCTCATAATTATTATATCTTGTTTTTTATCAGATATATCTTTAAAATCATTATCTACTATATTATATAATTCAGTTATTAATTGAAAACCATAAATATTTTCAGTTTTAACTTTATTTATAATAAAATTGCTACTCTTTTTAATTCTGCTATAAATATTCTCTTTAGTTTTATATTGTAATTGACGATTAACCGGTTTATTATAATTTCCTATTTTCATACCTCTTTTTCTAATTGCTTTAATTCTTGTTGTAATTTTTTAATTTGAGCTTTTTTCTCATCTATTAAAATTATAGTATTTCGTTCTAAAGCCTCTTTAGCAAACTCATTTCTATCTATAATTGATAATTCTTTTGTACCATCTTCATTTAATATAAATTCAATAGTGCCTACATAATCTGATCTTATATTATTGTCAGAAGTAATTACCTCAGGTAAAGCCTCATCAAGAGTTGTAAAGTATTCTTTAATATTTTTACCTTGTAAAATGTTTAGATATTGTTTCATAGTTTTATTAATTTAAAGTTTTAGAAATTATCATATTGTTTAATACCCCATACTATTGCATATAAGCACCATATAAAATGAATAGAATAATCTTCAAATTCTTCTTCCCAAAAATCTTGTTTTAAAAATTTAGCAAATTCATCTATATTTTCATCGTAACTATTAAATCTTTCTACCCCTTCTCTTGCTTCGTGCTCATTATCAGAATATAAAAAATCTTCTTCCATTTCTTGAAGGCAGCTTTGTTTAAATTCATCATCCATGTCATTTTCTTTACAATAATCATTTAAAATTTCTTTTATCCTATTTTGAAATAAATCAGTTGAAAATTCCATAGCTGGACTATGTACATCTTGAGAAACTAATTTTTGGTGCCAATAATAAGGATTAATTTGTAAAGTTTTTTCTTTATCATAATTAAAATCGTAATCATCCATTCTAAAAAAATTAAACATATTTTTAACCCTTTTAAAAACATAAGTCCCCATATCTCCTGATATGCAAAGATGATTCTCCCAAGTAGTTATTTCAAAATGATAATAGCATTCATTCGGTCTTTTAAATTTAAGAGATATAATATCGTTAGTATCATTAATTATTTCTAGTTTATGATCTTTTACATCATTTAAAAATGTTTGTTCTGTTATTTCTTTTTTCATAGTTTTATTAATTTAAAGTTTTAGAAAATTAGATCCTTTTATGTATTTGATAAAATCAATAGCGGTTTTACCAGTTTCTTTATAAAATAAAAATTCAGAATATTTATCTTCTCCAAAATAAATTCTTTCTTTAACATCATCAAACATTATTGGACCTTGTGCTTTTTTTACGCACCATTCTAATTTCATAGAAGATTTACCATTATTCATAAAACTATTTAACATTGTTTTTATAATTTGCCCTACTCGTAAATCTGAAAATTCATTTTCTATTAAAAAACCATTTAATAAGTTTTGATAAAATAAATAATCTCCTTTTCTTGCAAGATCAGCTTTATCATAAAAATCTTGTTTTGTTATATCAAATACCTTCATAATTTTATCTTTTAATTGTGTTTCTTGAGTTGTCATGATTATATAGTTTTAGAAATTAATTCTTCTCTTTCATCTTTAAGAAGATTTTGTTTAGCTTCTAAATCTTCAATTCTG